TCTAGAATATCTGCAACTCTATATGTAAGTGCCTCAGCGATAGACTTAAACATATAAAGGCTACCATCAAGAATATGACGTGTAGCTGTATTTGAATTAAGCGCTGCAAGCTTCTGTACACCAATCAATGCGCGTGGGTCAGGGTCAGAGCCATCTCTAGCCTCATTAAGACCTGTTACTGAACGCAACATATCCATGTAGTGATTGTAGTTAGCAATAAGCATTTGAGTCTTAGCAGCACCTGAGTTACTATTTAGTTCTTGGATTGGAACGCGTGCATTATTAAAGTCTCCGTCCTGTGTGTAGCTACGACCAATAACACTACCCGTTTGGAAGTATAGTCGGAGTGCATCCTCAGGATTGTAAGCCGCTCCCGTACCAAGGTCAACCTCGCTGAGACCATCAGCGTCAATAAATACACCGTCAGGAACAACGCGTGCAATTACTTGCTGAAGTTTTAAGTGTGTCAACTGAATGAGGTCAGCGAATGGTATCATTCTACGAACCAATGACTCAATAACACCCTTATACATACGCGGTGCAACTGCAACGTAGTTAGGTAGTGCATGCTGTGTAGCAGACTTTGGTCTAACCATATTATGCGCTAGCTCCCATTTAAGTAAAATATTCGTACCCATTACCATGATACCATTATACCAAACGTCAATTGTCTTCTCTACTTTTTCAAAACGACCTTCCTCCATCATTTCCGCAGGAGGATTGAAGCTCTCGTCTTTTTCAATCATTCGAGAATTTCCATTATCAAGAATTTTCTTCTTGTAAACAATTTTCTTAGTAGTCTTATAATTAAAGTATAAAAGAGTACACGTATCACGAGAAAAAATATTGTTTTCATAAAACTGAGCTACATTATAGTAATCATACCAACTTTGGCTATATTTTGAAATCTTTTCTAAATCCTCTTTGGTTAATGATTGGTCAATCTTATACAGCTCTGTAATAGGTAAGGTTTTAATCTCTCCCCAATAAAAACAGTCACGGAAGTAAGGGTCTTCAGTATAGCTATACACAATGTTTGCAGGGTCTACATACGAAAGCTGAACACCTGCCCCGGGAAGGAACTCGTGCTTTTCTACAGCAATGCCAATGGTCATTAAGTCGTAGTCACACTGCTTACGAATATCATTATGTCTATTTTCTTCTAGTATGGTATTGATAGCCTCTTCCTCTGCAATCTCAATTGCAGGTTTGTAGTTGAGGTTCATATACAATGATAACTCCTCATCAGTATTTGGAAGCTCCTCAGGATTCATTACAAACGGGTCAACACCTGTGTTTTCTTGAATGCTAGTCAAAAGGTCTTTTGCAACCATCTGACCCTCAATCATGTCTTGATACTTGCTTCTTTTGGCTTGAGACATTGCATCCTGAGCATATGCCTTAACCTTAAATAATCGGTCAGACATTCCGTTTACAACGATGTCAACAAACTTTGGTATAATTGGAACAGGAGTCCAATCTAGATTGATATACGAGAGGTCTCCGTCTACAGCAAGCTCGTTCTTGTATTTCTGAATAGGCTGCTCTCCGCGCGCATATAAACGCAGGCGGTGAAAATCACGCCATTGGCTGTAGTATCTACATTGATTACCATCTTTTCTAAACCACTCATATTGGATGGCCTGTCCAACTTGGAGACCAAACTCAAGGGTTTCTTTCTCTGCGTCAGTCGCGAATTGACTCGGGAATGACGTAGATGATATGTTTACAATTACTTCTTTCATGAATTTAAGGAGCTAATATTTCCTTTATTATTATATGTAGCAAATTTAACGCTTATTTTTGACTCTTTTACCTCGGGTTGATATAAGTGCTTCTGACAGGCCATAATAGCCAATCCTGAACTAATTGTGGCATCGAACATAGTCCTATCACTTATATCAAACTTAGCCCAATCTTCAAGCGTCCTAGTAAACGGCATTGTACCCATCTCCCCATCCTCCTGAATACCTATGTGCTTCTCAATATAAGACTCAACTGCAGCGGCATGCGCCTGCTTAACATCCTCCGATGAGTTTGGTATACCACCTAACTCGCGTTCAGTCTTAGATAATTTAGCATAAACTTTATCCGGCCTATTAATACAGAACCCACGGTATCCTCTGTTCTTAAAGTGATATAGCAAGCGAGGTTTGTTGTTCTCAATTAAGATTGGCATACCATAAAAAACACAAGCCATCAAAACTTCCTCAAAGAATATCTCTGCTGTCTGAGGTCTAGCAATGTATTCTAAAAAGAACTCATTAACAGGGCCATCATCCATATGAAATTTGGTCAGACCGTGTAGAGCGCCATTTGAACCTCTACCTACAACAACTCCTGAGATGTCATAGGAGTCACATCCAAATGCCCCCATGTGGTCATTACCGGGATGTTTAATACCGTGCTTATCGTATACATTATTCTGAAGTTGCTTCTTGGGAGTCCATGAAACTAAAAACCTACCTCTCTTATCAGGAGTAAATATAACCTGAGAATCTTTTATCCCATCCTTCCAACTGAATGAACCTCTAGTTATGTAGTGCTCTCTTATAATGGTGTCATTATAATCAATCTGTTGGTATATCTTAGTAAGATTGAACAGCGCTGCCTTTGATTCATCACGGAAAGCATGTGACTCAGTGCGCGGGAACTGACGATAGTATTCATTAAGTGCATCGGGGTCGTTTTTAAGCGATTCGACTTCAGCCTCCCAATAGTCAATAGCGCCATTCATTATCCAATTCCCGTCAATACCTTTTACAGGATTGCTAGGTTTTCGTAAAACAGGCATGCCATATATGTCAATAAATCCCTCCATGTTCCACTCCATAGGAATAAATAGCGCATAAAGTCCTGACTTGGTCTGACCATTAGCATTTCGGGTAGATATCCTAGAATCCTCATACAGGTCCTTGAAGTTCTGACCACCCTTAGCAAGTGCGTTGGATGTAGAACCCATCATGCACTTACCAATTACCTTTGAACCTAGACGTAGACATGTCTTAGTTACACGCCAATTGTTTAGGATATTGTTCGGCTTAATCCACTTACCACTCTCGTCATGAGCTAAGAAAAGAAGTTTTTCACCATCATAGCTGTTGTCGTCTGTGTTCTTCCAATCTATTGTTGTGTCAAGGCCATCTATCTCATTGCTGTCAATATCTGACATATTCTTCTTAGTAATCTTTGATGCAGGGACCCGGTATGCAAGCTCTGTCTTTGGTTTATCCATACCGTCCATAACAGGCTTGAAAAAGAAAGGCAGGTTACTATTGATAGGCACAACCTTGTCCGTAAACATCTTTTTAGCATCAGCACCCGTCTTAGATAGTATCCCAACCCTTGCATCTTTTGCAAGAGTACCTATGTTGACACACTCAGACGATGACATAAATGAGAATCCTGAGCGGCGTATCTTAAGGTACACCATGCCGAAGCTTCTTGGGTCTGCCTTGCATGCCTCCCAAAATATAAATAGGATTCTGTTTGCCTCACGAAAGTCAGGATAACCAACATCAATCTTAGACCACTGAAGGTACATGTAGTGGGCGCCTGTAATATACGATGGCTTACCGTTATTCATAAACCAATGCCCATTCTCCCTTCGGTCAAACTCTTCCTCTATGTAGTCTACATACTTAGCCTTAAACTCCTTAGGCATCTCATGCCACTGAAATATTGATTGTATTCTACCTAGCTGAATAGGTAGTTCTTTTCTTTCCCAATGCTGTTCAGATGGTTTAGAGTGTCTTTGAAGACACTCCTTTGGGGCTAGTGGAAGTGCAATATGAAGTCCTGATATCTTAACAATATCTCCAATCTGTCCCGTCTTTGATATAACTACAATATCGTATTGGTCATTATAACCATACTGCCAAGTCCTGTTTCTGTTTTTTGTAGAAACAACGCTCTTTGGAATGTAGTCACTAACGACAATACATAGGCTATTTAGCTCTTCGCTCAGCCCACCCTTGCTTGCTATCAAGTTTTGATGACTCATCTTTTACCTCCTCTAGCGTAGCTTTTTCAGCTTCAATTTTATTTAGAATCTCGAATGCATCAAATATAGCCAATCGTTTTGATGCTGCAGCATTTTTTAATTTATCCGCAGATAAATCATCCTCAGGGTCCGGCTTAATAATATCTTCCTTAGCAACCTTAATAAGTTGCTCAACGGCCTTATAACCGGCCTCAATAATATTGAGTCTTAAATCTTTCTCTCGGCTCATAACTTAATTGTTATTTGATGGTCATACATCCGGTATAGCTTCTCATCATCTACAATAAACTCATACTCGCTATCAGGCTTAAAACAGACCTTATCACCTGCCTTTATTCCCGCATCTATAAGAGCCTTGTTGGGGTATCTCATAATGCCAATCAACGGCTCCTCTTCAATCGGCTTATATATAAATGAAGCTTCAGGCTTGATAGGCTGAACAAAGCAGTACCTATCGTATGCATGCCATCCTGTATCGTTTTGATACATAAAGAACTGTTCGTCATCAATCAGGAATATATCTTCCTTGAAGAAGCTCTTACCGCTCTTACGGCGACCCTTCATATCGTTATAAAACTTGAATACGTTGTGATGAACCAATAGTTTGTCTCCAATCTTAATTGGACCACTATAATCTACGGGTACCTCAATAACCTCAGCCTCTCTGTTTGAGAACCTGTGGTCTTCCTCTGAGGTGCTTATAATAAGGTCGATACCACCAATCTCTTTGGTGTTGTTGTATCTCTTTCCGCTAATTGGTTTTGTGATAAAGTAGAACGGTGATTGCATTAGATATTTATATTGTACTCAATGGCTACAGGAATGGTATTGTTAAACTCTTTCCAAATTACAATCTCATTCTTATCATTGGCAATATAAATCTTAATTGATTGCTTATGGTCATCATACTTAATAAGATGAATCTCTTGAGTCTCACCTAGTACTTTCTGACCAACAATGTAATGCATCGCTCCACCCTTGTAGTCCGGGCCAACCGATATCTTCCTGATTTCCATTTAATTTAATTTCCAAATTTGAATTTGAGATGACGGTACATTAGACCAACCCCCTAATACTGTGTGAGTATATAGTCCACCTGCATCTACACCTGAAGAATCGCGCATAATCTGAAAACGAATGCTATCTCCTGCTGTTGCTTGAAACGGTATAGTTATTTCGTAAGGAATAATAACACCTGTAGATGTCAACTCAATAGCCTTTGTGGTAGTTATCTGAACGCCATTTAATAGAACTCTAAATAAAATTACAGCTACACCTCCTGATGAACCTTGACGCTCAACAGAGCCAACGCCATTAACAATGTATAATCCTGATTCATTAAATAATATTGTTCCTAAAGAGTCCATCTGAACAGGAGTCAACGAGCTACCTTGAGCTGCACCAAATGATACAAGAAGCGGGGTGTTAAGGGCTGATGGTAGCTGATTAACAGATGATGAGCCATTAAGAACCTGAGTGGCAGCTAGACTAGCATTTGCCAATGATACCACCTGCCCCACAGTAAAGTTCTTTGTGGCATCCATATTATCTACGTCAGTACCAATAAGCTTATCGCCTAGGTTTGGCGTTGAATCATTTGCATAGCTACTAATCTTTCCCATCTCTTATTTTTTTGTGACCTCTCCGGTTTGAAGGTTGATTACAGCATCCTCACCGTACTTGTCCATTAGTCCTTTTTCGTGTTTCTGAAACTCTAGTCTTAGCATGTCAATATGCTTCAATAGACCATGCTTCTGTAGCTCAACGTCAGCAAGCTGAATCTTTAGCTTGTTAAACTCGTTGTGCATCGCTTGAGTAGCATCTAGCTCCTCCTTAGTTAAAAATTTTTCTACTTTCATTTGATTTAATTTTTACAAAGATACAATTTATTAGATAATTATTTTACTTGAGTCAATAGTCTTTTCCATCCTGTCTGTCCCATTCTTCATTACACGTATATTTTTAAAACGAAGTATACGTCCACCTATTGGTTTTGGTGGCGCACCTCTCTCTACGTGCCACCCATGGTGCCCGTCCTCATACTCCTCCTTATAGGTACCTGTAAGCATTAAGTGAATCTGACGATGTTTTATGTGATACCCTTGGCTTGAATTGTGTTGAATCATATCTCTCACATCATTACGCGATGCATTCTCGTGGATGTGACCCATTGTGAACACGTCAAAGTCCTCATAAAGCTCTAGCGCTCTAGTCAGGTTGATGGCACCCTTTGTAACAATTCCACCACCTCCCGAGCCATGGAAGTACTTAACCTTGTACGTAACTAAATTTCTAGTTCCAACCTTAAATACCAACCACCCCCCGTAGCCTCCAACCTGTACGTTTGTGCCGCACTTAAGATTGAGCAAATCAACAAATCTCTGAAGGATGTCAGTCTCCTGCCATTTAATGACACCTGTCTCGTGGTTACCATATCCAATCACAGTAAGTATGTCAGCATATGGCGTCCACCACTCTACAGCAGTCTCAACAATTGAGTCGAGGTACCTGAAGTTATTGTGCTCGGGTCTAATGTCAGACTTGTTCCTGCGATTATCGCCGCGACCCTGCATCAGACAGAAAAAGTCCCCATTTACCATGACGGGTATGTTATTCTTCTTAAAGTAGTCTAGGTGGCTTTTCAAGACATCCCAATCGCACTTTGGATTGTCCCAATGGATGTCTGATAACATTGCTATCTGAAAATCATCCGTGGGGACGATTATCTCATGTAAATTTTTTGAGTGCTTGATTAATTGCATACCTTATGATTAGAGTTAATATTATTCCTGTTGCTAAACCAAGAAGGAATAGGTTAGCTCCCTTCTTGTTTTCGTGCTTAACCTGTCTAGTTTCTTGCTTAATAAACTTGACATTTTGCTTTACATTTTGCTTGTGTATTTTTACAGCTGCATCTAGGCTGTCTGAGTACATCTTTCTGATAGTATTTAAGCTATCACTAAATCTCTTCTTATCGAAACGTATCTGAAATCTCGTTTTAGGCACCTGAGGTGAGCTATAACGAATGATTGTGTCTTTCTTAGTAATTACCTTCTCCCAAACAATTGAGTCGTGTACAATGACAGGAAATGAGTCGATAGATGTAATACGTATTGTATCCGCGGACTCCACCATGCGATAGCCTTTCTTTATCGCCTTATTTAGGTGGTAGTTGACAGAACAACTCGTCAAAATAAGCGACAAAATAAGAGTAAATCTCTTCATTACTTAAAAAAATTATTTTTCTTGTCAGCCCTGTTTGATGACTGAGATTGCATGCGGGTCTTTGTCTTGGACTTGTGAGCAACGTCTTTCTTATCTCCATTGCCATAAGTACCCTTCTCGCGATTCTTTTTATTTAGATTCGCACGATACTTCTTTCGCTCCTCAGTAGAGTGATACTCTCTGTCATACGACTCCTTCTTAGCACGAGCCTCAGGATTCTCTTGGTAGTACTTAGCACTCCGAGATGCGCCTGTCTTTGTTCCTGCTATCTTGTTGCGCATGACTTAAGCATTTCGATTAGCTCGGGATGAGGGTATACGTCAGTCTTATCCTTCCTGACTGAGTTGTGTGTGAACACTCCGGGCTCTGCTGCCAAAGCTCGCTTTGAGATACCCCAAATGTCTTCATTATAGTCCAATGGTATTCCATAGATGTCATTCCAATATAGTAACAATTCTTTTGTTGATTCAATTTGTTCTTTGGTATATGAGTGCCAAAACTGAAACCCCTTGAATGGCTTATCAAGCTTAGTCACATCTTTAATAGGCACTTCACGCCCAACGTAGTTCAGATACTTTCCATTGACTTCTTTTAAGAAGCCCCAATTGCATATTTCTACACCGATTGATAGTTTATCTAGGCTTTGGTAAGGAACGCCGTTAGCGTTAAATACACCCTGCTTTAGACCTAGGTGGTAGCCCCAATACTTTGAGCTGAAACCCTGAGCAATCAATCCATTCTCACCTATCGCAACGCAGGTTGCGACACGCTCACCTGTAGACGCCCAATACTTAAATACCTGCTCAGCATTTCCGTTTCCGGCAGTATGATGAAGGTATATCTGTTTCTTTTTGGTCTCCTCTTTCAAGTAGTTTGAAGGAGCGAATGGTACCTGCTTTATATTCATGGCTTTATATTTCTGTATGTACTTGCAGCCTTCTCTACAATACTACGGGTCTTCTTGACAATATTAAATACAGCCTTTAGCATATTGTTCCCTGTGATGTCAAACCAATTCTCATTGATTGATGATATCTCAATAAGAGAGAATATAATGAGTATACCGTTAGTAAATACTGCCTTGTTTAGAATTATTTCGTATCCTGCGGAACCTAATAGACTGCTAACAAATGGAGTAAGTAGATAGAAGTCAAGTGGCAGCAGTGGAATAGCTACAAATGCATATCCTGCCAATTTAAACATATAACCTCTACGTAACATCTTTGATTTGAACACATCATTGTATGGTCTCTTTTCTCTCTTTGAGATATACCAAAGAGATATAAGTTTGACTATGGTGTCTACTCCAATCGTTAAGAATAGACATATGGCAGAGAGTTCTACCGGTGCCCACATTGCAGTGAGTGCTATAAAAAATGTTATCAACTTGCTTTTCATTTTCCCTGTCCTTTATACTTCTTCTTATAAAGCTTAGAAGACTTTAGTTTACTTGTCTTAGCCTTTGCGTGCACTCCCGGTCTTTCCTTCTTGCTCGCTTTCACAAAGTTAGTGATTTCTTTTATCTTAGCCATTTGTCAAGAATTGCGGGGTGTAAGGAAACTCCTCGGTTATTGCGTGTCCCGCAAATGCGTGCTTTGGGTTCTTTGGTTCTACAAGGTTAGCCCCGAAGTCGTATAGTTCAGAACTCATAACGTCGTAGTGGTAGCCCTCAGCGTAGATAGGTTCAGTAACTACTTCCATTCCTTCCATTACGGGAAGGGTTAAGAGGATGCGACCGATTTCGACCACAGCAGCGACTCCGCTTCCGTATGCTTCGTGTTTTTCTCCGTCAATACCATCAACCTCGATTAGTATTCCCTTGGCGTAAAGGTCGGCAACTGCGACCTCCTTGTTTTCGTATGTCAGTTTAAATATGTTCATTACAAAGTTGTTAAGGTTGCTAATTGGTCATTTGTAAGGCGAGTTTGCCAAAGGGCAACTGAATTGAATTCATAGCTATTAACTCCTGGCAAATTAAAATTTAAATCTAAAGTGTCCATTGAGCCAATAGTACCAACATTGTCAGTACCTATTAAATCGCCATTAACATACATAGCAAAATCGTTTGTATTGTAAGCAAGGGCAACTTTATACCTCGTGTTTGCTACTGCCGATTTTGGAATGCTACAAGTGGTTGAAGCTGAAACTGCACCCTCGTATCTTATTAAGTTGTTTTGTATTCTTAAACCTATGTAGTTGCTTGCATTTGAGTTTCTGATAAATATATAACTATCAGCAATAGGTGTATTATTCAATTCTAAATCGAAAAACACGACCCCCTCTGTTTGTCCTATAAGCGAACTAATACCAGTCTTTGAAATTACATCTGCGTTTCGTGTTACACTTGCAGAGGTTGTAGGTATGTATGAAGTAGGGTAGCTTCCGACTTCAAGTTGTGCTCCGTAAACGTAAATACCACTTCCACTTGTTCCCGTAAAAGTAATAGTTCCGTTACCCGTAGAAGAAAAAACATAAGGCAAACAAACACTATTTGAAACCATTGTAATTGTCAAAGAACAACGATACCAACCATTGCCATAATCTTCTATATTTCCAACACCTCCAGCACCTATTGTTCCAAGTGTTCCGTTTGCAATGTTGTAATATCCAAAAATTGAACCGAACCCACTATATAAACGAATTGCAATCCAAGACCTTTCAGATTGTTTTGCAAAAATTGTAAATGTAACTGATTGCCCACTTGTTGCAGTTGCGGTATCATTGCCAAAATAATGTGCGTCTGTTGATGAATCTTCTGCAAATTTATCAGCATCCGTTATTCCACTTGGCGAAGTTGTTGCATTTGCTGTAACAGTTCCATTACCTTTTGTCCACGCAGCATTGTCAAAAGACGAACTATACGTTACGAGGTTTGTCCTTTGCGGTTCTACTAACAAACTTGGACAAGTACCGTTTGAGTAGTCAAGACGTGGTATGTTAAGTCTTGTTTCCGTCTTTTGGTAGTCTTTAGCGACTGAACCCTCAACGAGTTGAAAGCCATAAACATAAATTGCTTCGTTTCCAGTCCACGTTAAATATGCTCCAAGAACTACGTCAGCAGTTGTGCTTCCCGCAGTAAAAGTATATGTAAAGCGTTGCCATTCGGTAGTATATGAAACGGGATTGTTTGGAGCGGTTGAACCACTATCTACTCGCAAAGAAACTGAACCCGAAGTATCTCCCTTTAAATAGACGGATGCAGTATAAACATTACCATTTGTAACTGATACTGAATCATACAAGTATGCGTTGACTGCAGAAGTTCCCGTAATTTTGTAAGCAGTATTTGTTCCGAGTGGCGAACTTTGACCACTTGTTAAACTTATTTCACTTTTATTCCAAGTGGCATTACTAAAGTCTTCGGAGTACGTCAACAAATTATAAGGCACTAACTCAACCAACCCCGCAGAGTTAACTCTTGTTGCAGTTGTTGCTCTTGTTACGGACATATCGCCCGAACCATCGGATGGAATAACGGAGTAAAGTTTGCCCTCAGAATACGCATTTGGCGTAACGATTAATGAAGCTGAATCTATTAAGCTCATACGTTTATATTATTTAAAGTGGTAAGTAAACACGAATCAGCCTCAAATTCTGCTGAATCCGCTTCAACTCGTAAGTAAAAATTAGTTGCCATCCCTCCAGAAATACCATATAAGTCAGTTTCTGGACTCCAAGAAACAATGTGAGATGCTCCCCACCCTATTTCATTGTAAGCACCTTGCCCCCATCCTATGATGTTGCGGTTCGCTCCTTGCCCCCAATATATGTTATTTGCCATCTTTGTTTAGTTTTGTTAGGAAAACACGGAGCTTCTCAATGTTCTCTTGTTTTGGTTTATAGCTTCCTACCTTAGTTCGTTTTTTCATATATACCAACTTGTGTAATTATTCATTCTATCTGGGTACATATCATCGTTTGAGTTCGTGTTGTACTCCGGAAATAAGTTATTGTTAAAACACATATAATTTATGAAACGTTCCGTGTAATGCTGAGCAATAGATCTTTCTTTTTCAATCAAGAAATCAATTTCATTTTTCTCTGCATTAGTAGCGTTTTCTGATCCGTGTTTATATACTCCTTTATTAGCGATCGTATAAGCAGCAAAAGGTAAGTATTCAACCATAGCCCAGTGGATGAGCATTGGCTTAACGTATGTGGTAACCAAACTCAAGTAATTACCGGCCAAAGTTCCAGCAATAATATCTGCTTCAATCTTCTCCAGAAGTTTAGTTCCTAAGTAATTTTGGATATGTATATCTTGGGCAATCTTGATGAACTGCACAAATTTATCTACGTCAACGTTACCATTGGTAGCTGTGAACTTTACAAGATCTGAATCTGTTATTAATAGTGCTTGTGCCATTATCTTGTTATTGTGCGTTTAGGTTGTGGATTGCTTGGTAGGAATCCGTAATTAGGCATATCTACCGGTCGCTTTGCTACAAGCTCACTATTCTTGATAGTATATCCGTATTTAGCTGCCTTAGCTTGTCCAATTTGTTTAGCGTTAGGAATATCCAAAGCTCTACCCTCAAACTGAGCATATATTTGTTTATTCCATCTGTGGTGGCAATTACCTCCGCCTTTGTATAAAAAGATATCGTATGTATCAGCTCCTTTCGGGCCCCAACCAGCGTTAACTGCTTCTTTACTCATTTTTTCAATATCTTCTTTACGGTAAATCTTATTTGCATTGATCATCTGGCGGCAGAACTCACGAGTATTGTCGTGAACTGCTCCAACGTATTTATAGCGAGTAACGAATTTAACTCCATCAATTACCTCATCTTGCTTACTTCTAATGTTTGGGCGGCTATCTCCAGTGCTAACTAACTCAACAAAACGACTAAATAAGCTCTTTTTAGGCTCATTTGCGAGCATTTCATTCTCTTGTTGATCTGTATCATAGTCAACAGCAAATTCATCTATTAGGAGCCAATTTTCTGAGGGTTCTTCTCCGAGTTCAATTAACGCTTTAGCAATCTTTTTATCACTTTCTTTTTTCGAACTTAACTCCGTACCGGTTTCCTCTTGTACTTGTTCTTCTGTAATTGCGTTTTCCAGATCAGTAAACTCTAAAGGTTGTAAAGTTTTGAAGAAAAGACGAACTGAAAGCCCGTTAAAATGCAATACTTGTTCAAAAGCAGTAATTATTTCATCTTGGATTGGTCGAATAACCATATTGTCAAACAAGATAGCAGAGTTTTTAAGCTCATCTGCATTACTTGAGAATCCATTAGTAGAAGCAACACCAAATAACAAAGGTGAAGTTACGTTATGTCCAAGCATAATCTTACGCATACATTCCTCAGAAAGATACTGATAGTGTTCCGGAGCGTCATTCAAAGAAACTGGATCAATAGTTGTTCTAAGATCCGCATTTTCATTAAACGAAGTAAGCACCTTTTTACCTTTAGATCCCGTAAGTTGAGCTTTTACCTTTGAGTCAATGATATTCATTTGCTCCTCAGTTGGTACTCCGTTGTTAAAGTTCACGATCATAGTTGGCGAAAAACCATTCTGTACATCGTTAATTAAGTACTCGGCTATTTCCTCCTCGAGTAGGGCATAGGGTAATGCTCCTTGATAGTCTGGATACGCATAATATTTCATACCTACCGTGTAGGGCTTTGAATAAATTATTTCAATCAATTCATTCTTACCGCCGAATCCAAAAGCTGGTATGCGTTTAGGCTCAAATTTACGTGTATCAGTCCAATCATCAGAATAATAATATCCCTCTATTTCTCCGTCTTTGTTGCACTTTTCAGCTCTGAGCAAATTAACTGGTATGTGGTAAGCTCTGAGAACTTTGGATTTGCTTTGGTTATAGTGTACTTGTATTGCGAATTGTCCCAATAGCTTGCGGTCCATAACGACTTTGCGGATGCAATCATCGTGAAATAAGGTTTTGACTTGTGCATATTCATTTGGTTTACGATCTGCATTTAAAACTCCTAATCCACGACCATAAATCAAACGGGTTACGTTGTTTATAATTGCGGCATTTGTTGTACTGTGGTTGTATCTATCAATTAAGAACTGAAAGTAATTATTTTCTCCTCCAAATTCTACCCAATTATCACGTTTGCTTTCGGTAATAACCGGTGGCTCGTATTGGCTTAAATTGACAAATTGTATGTTACTGCTCATATTACGATAAATTCGTTGTTAGATACGTTCTCCGTATATTGATTGTAGTTTACGCTGAAGTTAGTTAAAGGGTAATTTGTGCAGTATACCTTATCGCGGTACATGATATTAGATCCTTGTTTTAATACAAGCATATAACTGCGGCCCTCAACTAAATTAAAACTTGCCGTAATGGAATGTTTATAAGCTCCAGCAACATTTGACGTAATCGGAACCGTTGTTGTTTGGTTTTCCATCTCATCCGTTATTTGCATCGTATTGTATCCTCCAGTTCTGGGGATAAAATCAAACGTTTGCGCTGAAGTTGAAGTTGTAAGTACAATCATATCTCAATAACTACATTAAGTAGATTTTGTTGCAATTAAGCGTTTTTACCTTTTTATGCGTTTTAAGTGGCAAATTTCACCACTTATGTATAAAAATCCTGTAAATCTATACACGAAAGGATATAAAAAAAGGCCACCCGAATAGGCAGCCTTTCCTTAGTAGTAGTTTAATCTTAGTTGTTGTCAATAGTAGCACCACCAAAAGCCGTAGCCAAAGCAGTTTCTGTAGTAACATCAATGAAATTGGCGAGCAATTTTTCCTGTCCAACCATAGTAAATGTGTAACCGTTGAGGTCGCCCATCGCAGTACCATTTGATACGTTTGAAGTCGTAACTTCTAAGCCATGCTCCAAACCTGCAAAGAAGAAAGATCCATTGCGAGATTTTACAACAACGTGCGGACGGCCATAAGCCAATAGTTTCGCAATTTTGTGTGTAGTGAAATCTTGGTTTTTCAAAGTGAACGTTAAAGTTTGCTCAGCAAATGTAGTTCCGTTCTCGCGGCTTGAAGTCAAAACCTGATCAAAAGAGTTTGTACCTTTCAACTCAAATTTGTAAAGCGTAGCAACACCAGCAACTGAGTCAATAACGTCCGTGTTTGTACCATCGTAAGTGATACCTGTGTAATCGCCGAAGTTTACGAAGTAGATAGCATCTATACCACCCACTGCCGTTTTACATACCTCAAGACGACCATTAGCTAAATCGCAGCTCATATTTTTAAAATTTTTTAGTTATAAAAAAGGGAGGAGCGTATACCCCTCCCAGATTATTTCAATTCAGCTAAGATTAGTTAGCAGAGTTTGTGATTCCGTAAGTAACCATATCCTCAGCAAAGCCGTAGTTAGCATCTGCGGTGAAACGCATGATTACGCGGACGTTCTGAGATCCGTCGATGTCTGCTAAGTCAATTACTTTAACTTCGTTCATGTCATTCATTAAACCAGTCGCAAAGTGAAGGTTAGAAGATGGAGTAGCAATTGCAGTGTTAGCAGCCATACCATTTGCCATGAATACAGGAATACCATCGTAGAACAAATCACCAAGAACTTGGTTGTTTCCTTTGTTATCATAACCGTTAGCACCTACACCTGAAGCACCAAAACCACCCAAAGCACGAACATACGCTTTGTAGATGTTTTGAGATACATACAATTTAAGATCTGGATGTCCGTAAAGGCGAGCAGGAATTGCATCAACCAACAAACCAAGCTGAGCAACAACGTTACCAGCATTTACAGTTGTACCAGTTACCTCTTGTGCAGCAGGTAAAGCAGCATCCGCAGCGATACGAGTAGAGATACCATCAAACTCACCAGCAGTAGCGTTAACACCGGTCCAGATAGTAGTTTCCATTTTGGAAGCAACTTTCTCAGAAACGTGAGCTAAAAGGAAGTCAGCGAAAGATTTTGGCAATACTGCGAAAGCAGAATAACCCATCTCAGCCGCTTGCCATGTAGAATAAAATTGTTTTTTACACAAAGTGATATTTACTTGAAACTCCTCCGGAGCGAGTACGCGCTCAGTAAGGGTAACAGTACCGCTTGCAGTGTAATCACACGTCGCATTTTGTACGATATCATTTGTAGAAAATTTCTGAATAACCTCTTTGAACTTTATATTCGGGTGGATAGAGAATCCGCCTTTTTCCAAAGTAGGTGCAGACAATAAAGCAGCAGCGATATACTTGCCACTAAATTCGCCAGCGTAAGTTGTAGTAATTACTGGATTTGACATTTTT